TCAGAGCGCGCTCCGGTCAATTTCGTATTCCCGGCGCTTCCGCGTGGAAGGCGTGCCCCCTCCGAGCTGGTGCTCGACATGGGCGCGGAGGACCAGGACACTGCCGTCCGGGCGCACGCGGTGCTCGATGCCCAGCGCGCGAAGCGTCTCGACCTGCGCCTGGCGCCGCTGGCGGCCGGTCAGTTCGCGCACTTCGTCTACCGTCAGGAACATGCTCTGCGGCTCAGCCAGTTGTGCACTCATGTGCTTCTCCAATTCCCCAAGGCGATGCGGGTTGTTTCGATAATACGTGCTGCTGCTTGGATCATGCGTGGTGGTCACCCATACTGGGTTTCGGACATCGGAGTCCGTTTACCCAGAGGGAGACTGATATGGACGAAGAAAAAGAGCCCGTTGCTTGTGACTCGGCGGCCTGTACGGCCGGCATTGCTGTCGGGCTGGCCATCGGCCTAATAGGGTGCGCGCTGGCGTATCTCACCATCCGGCGACGGACACCCCCCGAAAGCGGGAGGGTGAGATTGCTCAACACCGACTGGTTCGAAAAAGGAAACGGTTGAAGTCTCACTCCAGCTCCTGTTCTGCCTGCCGCATGGCGGCGGTGAGCCGGGCCATCTCGTCGTGCGAGCCGCCCGGCCGGTCTGGGTGCGCAGCCTGGGCCCGGCGTCGGTACGCCGCGCGCACGACGGTCAGATCCCGCACGGCCGCCGGCACGCCAATTACCTCGCGCCAGCCACCGGCCGTACCCGGCGACGGCAAGGCGGTGAAGCCGGTGAAGGCGCGTTCGAGGATCTGCGCGCCGCCGTGCCGCTCGATCGCCCGCATGGCGTCCAGCGTGGCCGCCACCGCCGCGAGGTTGTCCGCCACCGCCCGGTATTGGTCGATAGCCATCACGCGCGGCTGGCCGCTTCGATCCTTCCAGTAGACGGCCACGCCGGGATCGCCCGGTTCGCGCTGGCCAGAGCGGGACAGGCCGTCCTGGCGCAGCACTACGTTCGTGCTGATTACCGTGTAGCCCCATTGAGCGCCGAGGCGTTCTAGTTCGGCGAGCACGCGCTTGACGCCATCGGACACCGTCAGCGCTTTCTTGCCGCGCCAAGTTGTCTTCGATCCGTCGGACCAGCGGTGCTCAGTCATCGTGGCGCGGCCGAAGCGGGCGTCCGCGCGCTGCGAGTCCGTTTTGCGGGGCCAGCCGGTGGGCCAGGCGAGAGGGTAGGCAGTCGTCATGGCTTTAGTGGAAATTATTGGTTTTGAATAATTTGGTCTAAAACGTCCGCCGGCACGTCGAAGAAGCCGAGACGGCCGTTCATCGGCACGAAGGGCAGGGGCTGGGCGGCGCGCAGGGCGAAGCCTCGGCAGCCCGGCATGTGCCAGTAGGACGTCCGGCATTCCGGTGGCACGCAGCCGGCGACCTCGGCCATGCCGACGATGCCACCGCGCTGCAGATCCTCCAAACGGGGGAAGTGGGCGCGGATACCGGCCTGGTCGAACATCAGCAGCGCAGCGCTGTATTCCAGCCGGGTCATGCCCTTGGCTGCGTGGATCAGCACCGACCCACGGAACCGCGTGGCCCACGACCGGTTCTCGATGTCCTTGTGGCCGTTGACGATCAGCCAGGCCCACGGCTGGCGGATGGACAGGGCTTTGGTGGGGAGGGAGCGGGTCAGGGGCATGCTGCGCGCTCCACGTCTTCGAAGTCGAACAGGCTAGGCATGGAGACTTCCCGCTCGGCGGCCTTCAGGTAGTGGACCCCGTCCAGGAAGTACGCCGGATTGAGCTCGCTGGCCGCGCCGTGCCGGCCCTTCAGGATCGCCCGGTATGGCACCGTCATCAGGCCGCCGAACGGGTCATAGACCAGGTCGCCGGGGTTGCTATAGCGCTCGATCAAGCGGTCCACGATGTCGAACTGCAGCGGACAGACGTGTTGCTCGACATTGCGCCGGGCCTGGTCGCCATTGAGCGTTCGCATGCGGTTGATGTCGTGCCAGACCTCGGGGTGATGGCTGCCGGGCGCCAGACTCATGAACGTGGAGGGCAGGGCGCCCCGCGTCTCCAGTTCCTCGCCGATACGCACGTGCGTCTCGTAGTCGTAGACGCTGGCCAGGCTCTGCTCGGTGAACAGCTTAGCCAGCTTGTCCGGGCCCAGCTTGCCCAATTCCTCGGCCGTCATCTGGCGATTCCCGCTCGAGCGCCAAAAGGCATGTGCGTCGACCTGCCAGCGCGCGCGGGTGTAGTCAGCCTTGTCCTTGCGCACGGGCGCGTCCGCGTAGCCCTTCGAGCGGTCGCTCTGCGGCTTGCGGAAGATCAAGATGTATTCCGGACTGCCAACGCCCATCTTCGTGCCGTCCTTGCACTGCTCCGACCAGCCCAGGCGGTATGTCTGGTTATTCTCGCGGACGACGTCCGTCACCACGGTGATCATGCCCATGTAATCGAACCCATGCTTCTGGCCATGGAACAGCGCCTCGGCGTGGAAGGGGCTGACCGTGGGCGCGCCGGCGCCGGTGACATTGCCGAACAGGATCCGATCCTTCACGTGGCAGCAGTAGATCCGGCCCGGCTTCAGGATGCGCAGCAGCTCGGGCGTCAGAAAATCCATCTGCGTCCAGAAGTGGACGTTGTCCTCGGTGTGGCCGAAGTCGTTGTAGGAGGGCGAGTACTCGTAGTGGTTTGCGAAAGGAATCGAGGTCACGACCAGGTCGACGGATGCCTCCGGCTGCCGTCGCGCCTCATCCACGCAGTCGTTATTCGCCACGCGGAAGTACTCGCCGGACGCCTCGATGCGCTCCACGCCGATTGAACGGGCCAGCGTCTCCTGCATGGCCAACTGGCTAAGGCCGTATTGCTTGATGATGTCGGTCATTTTCTGCACCATTTCGTCGTGCTGGCGCCACTTCTCCTGCAGGGTGCGCAGGATCTCCCGCTCGGCTTCCGAATGGATGATGTCGACGCGGCAGGCGTGGGGTTGCTGAAACCGCTGGATGCGGTGAATTGCCTGGATGAAATCGTTGAACTTGAAGCCGATGCCCGTGAAAATCGCGCGGTGGCAGTGGCGTTGGAAGTTGCAACCGCTGCCGGCGATGATCGGTTTCGTGGACAGCAGGCGGTACTTGCCGTCGCCGAAGTCGATGATCCGCTGTTCGCGCTCTTCAAGTTCCTGGCTGCCCCAAACGCTCACCGCATCCGGCAGAGCCTCCTGAATCGCATGGCGTTCCATCTCGAGGTCGTGCCAGATCACGAAGTGGTCAGCCGGATCCGAATCGATCAGTTCGACGGTCTTGGCCACGCGCGAGTCGAGGCTGTTGCGCTTCTCCGCCGACGCTGCCTGCACGCCGAGGGCCGGGTCGTTGAACATCAGCGCTTGGCCGATCTTGTCGGTACCGGCCGTGCTGTAGTCGGTAGGCACCTCGTGGTACCGAACATCGATCGCTGGCAGGGCATAGCCTTCGTCGCTGTATCCCAGATCTGAAGGCTTCTGGATGAACACGGCCCAGCTGCTCACCCACAGCCAGAATTCCTGTTCCTTGTGGGGATAGAGCGTCAGGTTGCCAGCCTTCTCGCTATCGCGTTGGAAGAAGCGGGTTAGCGCTTGGCCGGTATCCATCTGGCCGAGAAAGCCGGCGTAGTGAATCAGTTCCTTGAAGCGGTTCGGGCTCGGCGTCGCGGTGTTGACCAGCTTGTACGGCACGCCCTCAAACAGCGGCAGGAACTCCTGATACGTCTTGCTCCCGAAGGAACGCAGCACGGACGCCTCGTCGAGGCTGACGGCCGTAAACCTGCGCGGGTCGAGCTTTCCGTCTCGCACCGACTCGTAGTTCGTCAGGTAGAAGCGGTGGCCAGCATCTACTTCTGCATCCGTCCGGATGAACTGCAGGTCGATGCCCAGCATGCGCGCGTCGCGGATCAGTTCCTGGCGCACGCCCAGCGGCGCTACGAGCAGCAGGTCGCCCCCGGCGTGCTCGACGGTGAGCCGGCCCCATTCGCACTGCATTACGGACTTGCCCAGGCCGAACGATGCGAAGATGCCGCGGTTGCCGCCCTTTACCGCCCAGCGGACGATGTCGCGCTGGTGTCCGAACAGAATCGGATTGACCTCCGCCGGATCCGTGTCGAAGCCGTCGAAGCGGGCCATCTTGATCTTGGCGCGCAGGAACTCGTCGTAGCGGTCCATGGTTACGCTGCCTCCGTTTGCTGCGCCACAGACAGCGCCACGGCCACCGGCCGCACCCACACCGGCGTGGCCGACAGCATGAACGTCTCTCCGGTCTCCGCCAGCATCAGCGTGGTGCCCATCACCTCTGCGATAGCCACGGCCGCATCCGGCGGCACGGCGTTGCCTATGCGCTCGCGCCAGGCCTGATCGCTCAGGCCGTCCAGTTCCAGGTATTCCTCCGGCTCGATCAGCGATTGCAGGGCGGCCAGTTCCAACGTGGTGAAAGGGCGGTGCCATGTGCCGTCCAGCGCGCGGATGATCGCCACCACCTTGTCGCTGGCGGCTGGCAGGCGCGGATCGGCCACCGACCAGCGGCCGTTGTCATGGCCAGCAGCTGCCGACACGGCGCCGCTGGGCTGATCCCAGCCGACCACGCCGTAGTGGCCACCCGTCAGGTAGTTGTCACCGCGCTCACGCCGCATGCCGGGCCGGGGATCGGCCACGGCGAACGCACCCTGGCCGGTGGTGCTGCCGGCGATCACCGTGCCGGTTGCTTCGTTCCAAGGCGTGACGGCGTACTTGACAAAGGTCGGACCATCTCGACGCGGGTCCGCCACGGCCAGGCCACCGCTGCCGAAACGCGCACCCGTCACGGTGCTGGCCGTCTCGTCGTACCCGGTCACCTTCAGCTTGTTGCCGTGCGCCGACTCGGGCCAGCCGGTGCGCGGGTCCTGCACGCATTGGCCCGTGCCGTGCGCGCTGGTGACCGCGCCGGCGGCGGCCGCCCACGGCACGATCCGGAATTCGTTGTTGTGCTTCGGCGTGCCGGCGTGGCGCGGGTCCGCGACGCTGAACGTGCCCTGGCCCGGATTCGTTCCAGCCGTGATGGCGCCCGACGCTTCGTCCCAGCGCAATACCCCGTATTGCTGATACTGAGCGGCGCCCGACGCGTGGCGTGGATCAGCAACCGAGAACGCGCCGTTCGTCGGCAACGACTCTCCGGCCACGGTGCCCGCCGGCTCACGCCAGTCCACCACGCCCAGATGGCCGCCGCGACGCTCGGGCAGGATCAGGTAGTCACTCAGGTAGCCGTCCTGCACCGCCAGCTTGTTCAGGCTGCGCCAGTCGCTGCCGGCCTCGACGAAGGCCAGACGCACCCACGTTTTCCATTGGAGCGCAGGCACGCGGTGCATCGGGCCGGCGGCGTCTACGTCCCCAGGCAGAGGCATGCGGCCAAGCACGGTCCCGACGCCCTGCAGGCGCCGCACGGGCGGCTCGTACAGGAAGGCCGGCACCTTGGCCGCGTGCCGCGCGACCAGCAAGAAGCGCTTCCGGCTCTGGGCCAGGCCGCCGATCACCCCGCAGTCGTGCGTCGTTTCGTTCACGGCGTAGCCGTAATGCCGCAAGATCTGGCCGATCTGGTCGAGCAGATGCCGGCCGCGCGTGGCCAAACGGGGCACGTTCTCGAACACGATCAGCTCGACAGGGTCATCCTTCCACGCCTCGCACATCAGCCAGACGCAGCGCAGCGTCAGCTCGTTCAGGGCCTGGTACTTCGGCGTGCGGCTCAGCGTTTCCGACAGCAGTCCGGAAGCGCCCTTGCACGGGCTGGAGATGAACACGCAGTGCGGGTGCTGGTGGCCAGCGGCGCGCTGGATGTCGCCGGGCGTGGCCTCGCGCCAGTTCGCCGGCGGCTCGACGCCGTGGAAGGCGGTGTATTGCTCGCGTGTGAACAGGTCCATGACCGTGCACGGCACGCCCACCAGCGTCTCGAAGTCGCGCGCGGCGGCCGGATCGTTATCGATGCCGCCGATGCACTTCCAGGTGCCGACCATGTTGCCGACCCGGGAAACTGCCTTCTTGAACCCCTTGGCGCCACCGCCCAGGCCGCAGCAGAAGCCGAAGCTGTTGTACTCGCGGCGGATCATGCGCCCACCTCCGCCAGAAACTCGGCCTTCGTGATCCGCTCGCCGTCGTAGAACATGATTCCGGACGTCAGCTGCTCGGGCCACTCGCGGCCGTGCGCGGCAACGGCCCGGGCGATGACCTGGGTCCTCCGGCTATTCGCCGCAGAATTTGCGGCGATTACGGGATTATTCGCCGCAAAAGCCAGGATGGCGTCCTTCAGCGCGGTGGCCTGGCCGGCCTCGGCGGGCGTCACGATGACGTAGCCACCGTCGATCCAGGCGCCTTTGACGGCTGGCATCTGCACGGCCGCTGCCGGGGTGGCGCTCATGCCGGTGCCATCGCAAGCGCGGCAAATCGTCTGCGACCATTCATCGCATCCGGTCGAGATTTGTCCCGAACCTTTGCAGGCATCGCAGATAGGCTCTGCCTGGGTGGCGGATTCCCTATTCATGCGCTCGACGGCCTTAGCGAACGCAGCATGTTGTGGGTTGTCTTCGTCAATTGCGCAATGCACGTCCGGATCGAATTTGCCCAACGCCTGCGCAGCGGGTGCCGGCCCGGAGTAGACGACGCGCGTCTTGTCGGCGGCGTGCTCTTGGTTGTTGAGATAGCTCTGCCGGGTCTGGTCGATCCACGAGCCGTCGCCCGTCTGGTACTGATAGATCGGGGCCGGTTCGGCATCCGAGTTGATTGCCTCTTCAATGCGCTTCGCAGCGCGCACCTCGCTATCCGACATGCGTGCAAACTGGTCGATGCCAAGCAACTTGCGCATGGCCTGGCCGAGCACGGAGTTGCCTCCTTGGTGGTGCCATAGGACGTTCAGCAAGAGCGCGCGCGTGGTGGGACCAAGAGCGGGCAGATCCGCCATATCGTCGTCGCCATCGCCCACAGATTCGTTGTCCTTTTGGGGATTTGGCGGCATGGCGTCTGCAAACGATTCGCGGCGAATGCGGTTGATGACATGGAGCAGCACGTCCAATCCCTCGACGTTCGAGAAGGTGACGACGGCGATGGTCTCGCCGTCCTTGGCTTCCCGGTTCAGCACCTCTTCGTGGCCTAGGCCGCGACCTTCCTTGCCGAACCACAGCGCAGGCAGGCGGTGGTCATGAACGCAATCGCCCATTTGCACCTGGCCAGAGCCGAGGTTGATGACCGTGAAGGGCGACATCGTGCCGTCGGGTGGGTACACCACGGCCGTCGGCGCAGAGCGTACGCCCTCGGCGAAGCTGGCTAGTGCTGCGTCAAAGTCATTGGTGCCTGGCGTGGTGGTCATCAGCCCACAGTCGCGCGCGAGGGTCCAGTCTTCATCCCGGCACTGGGCCGGCTTGGTAAATTCGGTCATCACAGCGTCCCGTTCTTGAATTTGCGTTCCATCTCGGCCATCCACTTCGCCTGCCGGCGCGCCGCCCACACGCTCGCGGCGGTGTAGACGAGCGCGGCCACCACGGTGATGGCCAGTGCAGTTGCGGGTGTCATCAGTGCTTCCCGCGCGTGGCTTCGATCTGATCGTCTACCCACTGCTGCACCTCTTCCTCGACCCAGCCGCTCGCGCGGCCGAGCTTGATCGGGGAGGGGAACGTGTGGTCCTTGATGCGGCCGTAGATGGCCGTCTTGCCCAGGCCCACGCGCTCGCAGACCTCGGGCAGCCGGATGATCCGGCGTTGCGGTTGGGTGTTCATGCGAAGTGCTTCCCGTGAAGTTCGTCGAGTTTTTCGACCTGGTCGCCGGTGAGCTTCGTCACCTCGCCGGCGTGCATGCGCGCGGCCAGCGAGCGCACGAAGCCCTGTTCCCATTCGGTCAGGTCTTTCGTGCCCAGCAGGCCTTCTAGGCGCTGGATCATCTTGGTGGTGCTGAGCATCACGCGGCCTCCCGCACGGTGCCGACCTCGTGGTCTTCGATCCAGAAGGCCGTGATGCCGGCGGGCAGGCCGGCCGGCGGCGCCTTGAGGCTCATAAACACCAGGGCGGTGTCGATCGCGCCATCGACGGTCAGGTCGTCAAGCCACCAGAACAGGCGGTCGCGCTCGGCGCCGATCAGTACGTCAGCGCGGTCCAGCACCAGCAGGCGCAGCCCGGTCAAGTGGGTGATGGCCTCGGCGATCATCGCGTCGGCGCGCCACTTCTCCGATTCGGATAGCAGGGCGTACGTGCGGCCGGGCCCGGCCGTGATGGTCATGTCCGCCTCGATGCCCACGCGGAACCATTCGGTCATGTTGGCCGTGGCCGCCAGGCGGTCGTTGATCGGGTCCAGCGCTTCGGCCAGCAGCTCGGCGGGAATGCCGGTCGGGCCCAGGGCTTCGGCCAGCCCGTCCCATGCCACCACGTCTGCGTGATGCCGCGCAGCCTTCGCGGTCTGCTCTGCTGCCTGTGTGGCGGCACGCTGCGATGCGCGCACGGTTTCGAGCTGCTGGCCGGTGGCCGAGATGGCTTCCTGCAGCTTGGCCAGCGCACCTTCGATCGTCTTTCGCAGCTCAGCGTCATCGTCGCCTGCATCGGCGGCCGCATCCTTGCGCAATAATTCGAGCTGCGTGGCGGCGGCCTTCGCGGCATCGCGCTCGGCCGTGCGGCTCTTCAGCGCGTTTTCCAGCACGGTCAGGCTGCGTTCGTATTCGGGGAGGCGGCCAGTGGCTTCCGGGTCGGCCTGCGTCGGCTCGCGCAGCGCCAGCTGGCCAGCCAGGTACTGCAGCAGCACGCCACACTCGGGACACGTGCACGGCATGCCCGCTGCCTTGCCGCCGGCCGCCGCGCGCAGGATCTCCACCTTGGGCAGGAATTCGTCGCGCTGTTCTTGCGCGCGGTCGACGGATTCCTGGGCCTTGGCCAGCCCGGCCGCCTTGTCGGCCATTTCGCGGATCTTCATGTCGCGGCTGGCGCGCTGGCGCGCGGCGGCGTCGATTTCGCCGAGCTGGCGCTGCATGTCGCCGGCCTCGGCCGACGCCTCGGCGATGTCGGCCTGCAGCTCGGAGATCGTCGCATTGACGTCCTCGGCGGCGGCCGCGCCGGCAGGCAGCGGGGCCTTCCAGTCGCCAGCCTTCACCGAGCCGTAGGTCTCGCCGGTGATCGCGCGCCATGCGCCCTTGGCGGCCGTGGCCTTGGTCTGGGCTTCCTTGGCAGCGGCATCGAAGCCGGAGCGCACCAGCGGCAGCACTGCCTCGATCTTCTTGGCCTGGCAGCCGCGCGCCGCCATCCGCGCACGCACGCGCGACAACATGCTGACGTTCGACAGCCGGACGATCGACAGCACCGGTGCATTCTTGATCGGCGAGCTGGAACGCCTGGACCAGACGCTTCATGGCCCGCTGGCCTCGGTCACGTGGTCGCGCGACATCGATCTGCGCGAGGACGTGTCGATCGCTGATGAGACCTCTTCATTCACCAACTCCAGCTTCGCTGCAGCTGGCGGGCCCTCGCCGATCGGCAAGTCGTGGATCGGCAAGGACGCATCCGCCATCCAGGGCATTGCGCTGGACATCGGCAAGACGGCCAGCCCGCTGACCCTGTGGGGCATGCAGATCGGCTGGACTATTCCCGAGCTGGAGAGCGCCCAGAAGCTCGGCCGGCCCGTGGACCAGCAGAAGTTCGCTGGCATGCAGCTGAAGCACAACATGGACGTCGACGAGCAGGTCTACATTGGCGACGGCGTGCTGGGCGTGACCGGTCTGGTGAACAGCTCGGTCGTCACGAACCTGTCCAATGCGACCACCGGCAACTGGGCCACGGCCACGGCGGACCAGATTCTCGCCGACGTGAACGAGCTGCTGACAAGCGTGTGGGCCGCCTCGGGCTACACGTACTGCCCGTCGGAGCTGCGCCTTCCGCCAGCGAAGTTCAGCCTGATCGTGCAGATGAAGGTCAGCTCGGCCGGCAACATCAGCGTGCTGGAGTATCTGAAGCAAAATTCGATCTCCAACTCGATCAACGGCCGGCCGATCAACGTCCAGCCTCTGAAGTGGCTGTTCCAACGTGGCACTGCCGGTGCGGACCGCATGATGGCGTACACCAAGGAACAGGACAAAGTCCGCTTCCCGCTGGTACCGCTGCAGCGCACCCCGCTCGAGTATCGCGATATCCGCCAGCTCACTACGTATTTCGGCCGCCTGGGCGTTGTCGAAGTCGTGTATCCCGAGCTGATCGGGTACCGCGACGGTATCTAAAGGGGGCGTCATGGCAAAGGTCAAGATCTACGTCGAGAAGGCGTTCAAGCTGCTGGGCGATGACGGCAAGCACACCGACTATCCGGTCGGGAATCACACCGTCGAGAAGGACGTCGCCGAGCACTGGTTCGTGAAAGCGCACACCGGCGACGAACCGCCGGTGGATCCCGAAGCGGCAGCGGCGACGGATGCTCTGCGGGCCCAACTGGAAGATGAAGCCAGGACGCTCGCGGCGGTGGCTGCCACGCTCAACGAGGACAGGCAGGCTCTCGATGCCCGGGCCACGGCTCTGGCGGACGGCGAGGCAAAGCTGGCCGAGCGCGTGAGCACCGCCGACCAGCGCGAAGCCGACCTGAACGCACGCGCCGAAGCGCTCGACGGGCGCGAGGTGGCCATCGCCGAGCGCGAGAAGACCGCCGACGCGGCTGCCAAGCAGTCCGGCAAGAAGTAACGAGGTATGATGCCTCGCGAGGGGCATCAGCCAACCACCTATGACGCCAGAACAGTTCAGATCCGATTTTCCGGAATTCGAAGACGATACGAAGTACTCGGACTCGTCGATCGCGTTTCAGCTGACCATCGCGACGTCACTGGTGAACCCCTGCCGATGGGGCGCGCTGACCGATCAGGGCATTGAACTTTGCGCGGCGCACTTCCTCGTTCTCGCTCGACGGGACGAGGCAACTGCCGAAGTCGGCGGCATCCCGGGCCAGGTCACTGGCCCGCAATCTTCCAAGGCAGTCGACAAGGTCAGCGCTAGCTACGACACGGGCGCAGCGACCATTGACGACGCCGGCATGTGGAACCTGACGACCTACGGTGTCCGGTTCCTGACTCTCGCCAGAATGATGGGCGCCGGCGGCATGCAGCTGTAGCCGCGCCAGCCCGTCGGGGATATCCCATGGGCTACATGAAGGTGGACAGGCTGAAGCAGGTGCTTCAGTCCATCAACGGGCTGGTCGACCAGCAAGTCCTTGTCGGGGTGCCTGACAGCACCGCCGGTCGCAAGGATGATAGCGCGCCCCTCAGCAACGCGGAAATCGGATACATCCAGGAGAACGGGGCGCCGGAGATCAATCTCCCCGCGCGTCCCCACCTGGTGCCCGGCGTCGCCGCCGCGCAGCCGAAGACCCTGCCGCAACTGCAGAAGGGTGTCGAGGCGGCGTTGGACGGCGATCTTGACGGCGCAAGGCGGCGGATGAGCATGGCCGGCCTGGCTGCACAGTCCTCGGTTCGAGCGCTGATCAACAGCGGCATCGGCCCGGCGCTGAGCGAGGCGACGTTGCGCAACCGCGCGCGACGCGGCAGGAAAGGGGCGAAGGAAGAACTGGCGTCCCGCGCCGCCGGCCAGCAACCCAGCACCGAGCTGGCCAAGCCGCTGGTCGACACCGCGCAGTACCGCAACGCGATCACGTACGTGCTTCGCAAAAGGAAGTGACCCATGGCACTACTCGACGTCGTCGACGTGCTGCTCGATCCGGATTTCATGGACACCGGCTTGGTGTGCAAACGGATGGCGCAGACGGTCGACGCGCACGGCCGCGCGCAGAACACAGCCACGGCTTCGCCGTTTGCCGCTGTGGTCACCAGCGACAAGGGCGACATCCTGCAGCGCGGTTCGGACAGCAGCCTCATCACCGGGTCGATCACGCTGCATACGCCGTTCCGTCTGAAGGATGGCAGCCCCGGCCAGGACGCCGACGAGGTGGTCTGGCAAGGCCGAACCTACACCGTGGTCAGCGTCAACGACTACAGCCACTTCGGGCGCGGCTTCGTGGCTGCCACCTGCGATCTGAAACCGCTTTCGGGGTAATCCATGGCAAACACCAGCGCCACTGGCGGCTACCTTGCGCCGACGGCGCCGGTGCCACCGGAAGACGACGAACTCGACAATCTGCTGCAGGAGCTGGTCGCCGGCGTGACGGGCCTGCCCGGTGACATGGTGCGCCCGCGCTGGCAGGCGACGGTGCCGAAGCAGCCCGAGCCTACCGAGAACTGGTGCGCGCTGGGGATTCCCCGGCAGCAGAGCGATGCCGGCCCGGCCATTCAGCATGACGGGGACGGCGACGGCAGCGATGAGTACATCCGCCACCAGGAGATCGACTTGCTGTGCTCGTTCTACGGCCCGGCCGCGAAGGGATACGCCCAGCGTCTGGCCGACAGCATGTCCATTCCCCAGAACGGCGAGCAGCTGGCCGCGAATGGCATGAAGTTCGTGCGCGCGAGCGAAATCCAGCCCGCGCCGGCGCTCATCAACCAACAGTGGAATCGGCGGTACGACCTGACGCTGACCCTGCGCCGCAAGATCACACGGACCTACGCCGTCCTCAACATTCTGTCGTCGGAGCCACGAATCTTGGAGGGCTAGCCGCGGCGGTATCTCAGAGCGAAGCGCCTGTGTTTGCCTTGAGAACAGCGGCATCCTTAGACATCAGGTCTTTGACCGCATTTCGCACAACCTCGATCATGCAGGCCTCCTTTTGCCCACCAGTCAAGCTTCCCACATTTCTCTTGATGATGATCGCGCTGGCTTGCCACTCAGGAATCGGTTGGGTCCTATTTTGGGGAGTGACGCGGCTTACCCCAACGGTTGCGTAGCAGATGGTGTCTTCTCCAACTCGAAAGTTTTCGTAGGAAATGGCCAGGCCGTGCGTGTTCGAGTCGAACGTGCGCGTGAACTTATCGGTGACCAGATCGCTGATTGCGCTTCCAAGGTTCCTATCGATTCCGGAACCATATCCGCGATAGCTGAAGTTGCCGGCCATAGCAATACTACTGGCCATAGCCAAAGCGATTGCTGCGCAAAGAGTTTTGATCGACATGCTGTTCCTCCATGGGTTTCGATGTCCGTTGTATCGGCCCCGACGCCCATGTTCTGCACCCCACAAGAGCGGGGCGCCTTTCGTCCTCTGGGCGCTGACTGCCCACTTCTAGTCTCCAAACGAGGTTCCAAATGGCTAACGGACTGCCGGTATCGCGGCTGATCAATGTCACCATCAATATGTCGCCGCTGGCGGCCCAGGGCGCCAACCTGAACACGGAGCTCATCCTGGGCGCGTCGTCGGTGATCGACACCAACGAGCGCATACGTGCTTACGGCGCCATCGACGACGTGGGTAGCGAGTTCGGCAACACAGCGCCCGAGTACCTGGCCGCGCTGCTGTACTTCCAGCAGACGCCGCAGCCGTCGCAGCTCTATATCGGCCGCTGGGCAAAGACGGCCACGGCCGGGCTGCTGCGCGGCGCGGCGCTGTCCACTGCCCAGAAGGACATCACGGTGTGGAAGGCGGTCACGGCCGGCTCGTTCAAGGTCACGATCGATGCCACCGTGAAGACGCTGTCGGCGCTGGATTTCTCGGGCGTGACCAACCTGAACGGCGTGGCCACGATCATCCAGACCGCGCTGGCTGGCGCCACGTGTGTCTGGAATGGCACGCAGTTCGTGATCACCTCGCCGACCATGGGCACCAACTCGAAGATCAGCTACGCGACGCCGACCGGCTCCGGAACGGACATCTCCACGATGCTCGGTATGACCAGCTCGTTGGCGTCGGTACCGGTCGACGGTATCGTGGCCGAGGCACCCGACGCGTGCGTGAACATCTTCCTGGACCGCTTCGCGAACAAGTTCCTTGGCGTCCAGTTCGCCGACACGTCGGTCACGAACGACCAGCATGTGGCCGTGGCCGATCTGATCGAGGCGGATCAGCGCCACATCTATGGTGCGACCACGCAGGAACCGCAGGCGTTGGACGGTACCGCGACCACCGACCTGCTGTCGCGCTTCAAGGCCAAGAGCTACAAGTACTCCTTTGCGCAGTATTCGAGCAACAGCCCGTATGCTGCGGCGTCGCTTTTCGGCCGGCTGCTGACGACGAACTTCAATGCCAACAACACGACGATCACCCTGATGTACAAGCAGGAACCCGGTATCGTGCCGGAGACCCTGTCGAGCACTCAGGCCAACGTGCTGCAAGACAAGCGCGGAAACGTGTTCGTCGAATACGACAACGACACGGCCATCGTGCAGTACGGCGTGACGCCGAGTGGCATCTTCATCGATTCGGTTTACAACTCGATCTGGTTCCGCAACCGCATCCAGACCGATGTGTACAACCTGCTGTACCAGAGCCCGACGAAGGTCCCGCAAACCGACGGCGGCAATGCGCTGATCGCCACGGCCATCGAAGGCGCGTGCGCGGCCGCCGTGAACAACGGCTACTTGGCCCCGGGCGTCTGGAACTCCGGTGGCTTCGGCGCGCTGAAGCAAGGCGACACGCTCGCCAAGGGCTACTACGTCTACACACCACCCATCGCGCTGCAGTCGCAGGCCGACCGCGAAGCGCGCAAGTCGGTGGCGTTCCAGGTGGCTGCAAAAGAAGCCGGTGCAATCCACAGCGTTGACATCCTGGTCAACGTGAACCGCTGATAGGGGAAAGAGACCATGCAAGGCGGCACATATTCGTTCATCGACGTCCAGGCCTCCATCGTCGGGCCCGGCGGTGCTTTCCAACTGGGCTACGGCGAAGCCACGGCCGAAGAAGGCATCACCGTCGCCATGGCCAACGACAAGAACGCCATGACCATTGGCTCGGACGGTAGCGGCCAGCACAGCCTGCGCGCCGACAACTCGGGCCAGATCACCGTGCGCTACCTGAAGACGGCGCCAGTGAATGCCACGCTGATGGCGCTGTACAACGCCCAGCGCATCGACAGTCGCCTGTGGGGCAAGAACATCATCACGGTGTCCCAATCGGTGGCCGGGGATCTGGTCGCGGCCACGCAGTGCGCCTTCAAGAAGGTGCCCGATCTGACCTATGCCACCGAAGGCGGTACGGTCGAGTGGGTGTTCGACTGCGTGCGCATCGACGAAATGCTGGGGACGTATTGACCATGGGCCGTGAAATCCAACTTGGCGGCAATGCCTACTCGATCGGGCGCCTATCCGCAAAGCAGCAACTGCACGTGTCGCGCCGTATCGCGCCCGTGATCCCGCCCATGATCCCGGCATTCCTCAAGCTCGCCGAGAAGCTGAAGGCCAGTGGTGGTGAGGCGCAGGACGCATCTGGCGCGGCGAAAGCGAAGGTGTTGATGGCTGGGGATCTGTCGGACCTCGGCGCGGCTTTGCAGCCGTTCGCTGACGCGCTTGCCTCGCTGAACGATGCTGACGCGGACTACGTGTTCGACAACTGCCTGTCTGCGGTACAGCGCCGCCAAGAAACCGGCTGGGCACGCGTGGTGTCGCTCGAGCAGAAGGCCCTGATGTTCCAGGACATGGACCTCGGCGTGACCTTACCTTTGGTGGTGCAGGTCATCGTGGCCAATCTCGGCCCTTTTATTCAAGGGTTGCTTACCAGCCTGCCGGGCAACCCGGATCAGCCGGAACAGGCTGGCTAAGGCACTTGCCGGGCGGTGAGGACTGGCTGATGGCGCCGGTTCTCGAAGGCCTGTGCAAGTACGAGTCTCTGATCGACGGCACGCTGGGTCTCGAAGACATTGCCCTGATGAACGACGCGCTGGCCGTACGGGCCGACAACCAGGCGGCCGCGCGCCGCATCTTGGAACAGCAGAATGGCCCAAAGCACCGTCATCCGTGAATTTCTCGTCGCCCTGGGCTTCAAGGTCGACGAGAAGGGCCTGAAGAAATTCAACGACGGCGTCGAGCAGGCCACCAAGGGCGTCAAGCAACTGGTGACGACCATCTCGGCGTCGGCCCTGGCCGTAAGTGTTGGCGTGTCGGCACTGGCATCGAAGCTGGAGAACCTGTACTTCGTCTCGAAGCGCACCGGCGCGGCGGCCACCAGCCTCAAGGCGTTTGACTTCGCCGCGCGCAATCTGGGCATCTCGACGGAGACAGCTTTCAGCGCGGTCGAGAGCCTGGCCAAGTTCCTACGGAACAACCCGGCCGGCGAGGGATACCTGGCCACGCTGGGCGTGCAGACGCGCAACGCCAACGGCGAGCTCCGCGACACGGTCGACATCCTGTCGGACCTCGGCGCCGAGTTGGCCAAGCGCCCGACGTATCTGGCCAACCAGTACGGCAACATTCTCGGCATCGACGAGAACCTGCTGCTGGCAATGCGTGACGGCGATTTCGTCAGGTTCATGCAACAGTACCGGGAGATGTCCCGGCGCAACGGGCTGGACAAGGCAGCGGAGGACGCGCACGCGTTCATGGTGGCGCTGCGCAGCCTGGGCACCACGTTCGAGAACTTCGCCATCAAGGTCGAGGGTGCGCTGCTGCGCAAGGTCGGGCCGCAGCTGGAACGCTTCCAGAAGTGGTTCGAGGACCATTCGGGCGAGATAGCCCAGCGCGTTGCAGATATTGCCAGCGCCATTCTGGCCGCCGTCGCTGCTCTCGGACCGCCGCTCTCCTGGCTGACGGACAAGTTCATCGAGCTGGACAAGGCCACGGACGGCTGGTCGACGAAGATCATGCTGCTGGTCGGCGCATTCGGTGCGCTGGGCGGCTTCAAGATCGTCAGTGGCATCTGGAAAATGGTCGCGGCGGTGCGCGCGCTGGGCGCGGCCAATGCTGCTGCTGCTGCCGGCGGCGCTGCTGGTGCTGGCGGGGCCGCGGGCGCCGGGGCTGCTGCCGGG